GCCACGGCATCTGCCTTGCTGAGCCAGCGACCGCCTCGCTCACATCCGGTGCAGATGAGCTCGGCGATATGCGGGCCCTTGCCGGGTCCCACGCGAAAGGTGGTGCTGCTGCAGGTCAGACAGGGACGGTGCGGGATCAGTTTCGGCGTTGGCGTATTGGCAACGCCATCACGCCATTCGGTGCCGTCCGGCAGCCGATAGCTTACCCAATCCTCACCCGCATCCTCCTGCTCGCCGGCGATGAAGTCCGGGATAAAGAGATGCGCGACGCAGCCAGCCTCCTGGTCGCGCCGGCCAAGCTGATGGTTGTGCCGCGCGCAATGCCAGGCACCGTCATTGGTGGGCGAGGCATGCAGGCAGGATCGGCAATGCCGCTCAGGCATCGCACCCTCGTGACAGGTGGCGTGATGCTCGCAAAAGCGGCATTGCCACCATGCTGGATCGTCACTGATGCGCGCGGGTGGTCGGTTCGCGGCAATGACACGCTCGGCCTTGGCCATGATGCGCAAGGCGGCCTCGGCATCGTAATGCAGGCGCTCCTGATAAAGTTCATCGGTGTTCTTGTTGACCGCGAGGTAAAAGGCGCGTTCCAACCCCGCCAGATGCATGTAGCTTTGCATCTGCGCCCAATGCTGCGGCTTGGCTTTGGCGACACCATCGCGCTTGAGCGAGAGGAAGGATTTCTCGCTATGGGTTTTGAATTCGCAGACATGCCAGGTGCGGGGCGCTTCGGGTAAGCCGATCGCCACCGCATCCATGCTGCCGCCGAAATGCCCGCCCGTATCGCGTAGCTGCCATTGGCGCCCGGTGGCTGGATCAAGATCCAAGACCGTAACGCCAATGCGGCGAAGGTCGGCCACAAAGCGTGCCTCCGCCAGATTGCCAGTATCGAATAGCCGAAGCAGTCGTCCTGCATGCTTCGCGCGCGTGGTCCAGCGAAAGCCGTACCAGATGGCGCGCTCGCATTCGGTGCCGATCAGTGAGGCACCCAGGTGTTCCCGATATCCGTGATCGGCCGCCGCTTCATAAGCAGCATAGATGGCCGATACGGTTGGTGTTGGCGGGGCTGGAAGGCTTACCATGGCAACCCTTCCGATCAAGCGCGCCGCCAGGGGGGCGTGCCGCCGGTGCCCGGGCGCGCAGCAGGCGGGGGCGTTGTCGCAGGGCGGGGCGGCGGCGCTGCTTGGCTAGGCGCAACACTGGTGCTCCCTGCCTTGGCGGCGGAATAGCCAGACACCTTGTTCCGCGCCTCGCGATGCACGCCGTATTTATCGGTACCGGCAGGCTCGACCTTCAACGTCACGAACAGCGGTTTGAAGTGAAGCTGCTCGCTGTCACTGACATGCACCTGGCCCACCGCGTGGCAGATGGCCGACAAGGTGCGCTGCGCGATCTCCACCGTCTGCTCGTTGCGGTTCACCAAGTTCAGCTGATCGAAGATCTTTCGCCGCGCGGAGGGGCCTTCCAGGATCTCGAAGACCAGCTTCAGCAGCTGCCCGTCGCCCGCCTTGGTCGGTGCCATTTCACTCTCGATCAACTGCGCGAGGTATTTGCCGGGCGGCAGCACTTCGAGCGGGACGGCGGGGGCGACCTCGGTCGCGTCAAAAGTACCATTGAGGGATGCCATGGGTCAGCTCCGGGCTTCGGTTGTGGAGGACGGGGCGGCGCCGGGCGGCGTCGTGTAGAAGGGGATGCCGGCGGCCAGATCGGCCCAAGCGAGAGGCAGGGTTTCTTCAAGGCCAAAGCGGTTCTTGGCCAGGAAAGCTGGGCGTTCGATGGTGTGCAGCAGGCGATCGCCACCACCGACACCGCGCACGATTTTCTTGTTAAAGCCGACGTCCGACTTCAGCGTGCTGACGCGATAATTCGCGAACAGCACGCCATCGACATGCTCCTGCACCAGAGCAGATGCGCTGCGATGCAGTTTCGGCTGGTAGCGGTCGTAGGGTTCGGTTTCCGGACTATCAAAGCGCCGGATTTCTGCATGCGCGATCAGCAGAACGCTCATGCCGCATTCATCGCGGAGCGTATTCACCGCATCGAGAAAGGTTCGCCAGGTATCCAGCGCGGCCTGATAGCCCTTGCCATAGCCGAAGGCTTCAATGTCGCGCTGATTGTGCTGCTGCGCCGTGTGCTGCCAGATCAGCGGTTCCAGCCAGTCAAGGCTATCAACCACCAGCGTCTGGAATTCATGCGCCTCGGAATAGAGAGATCCGAGTGCTTCCATGACGGCGTCAAAGTTGCGCAGCAGCCCAAAGGTCGCGGCATCAATGCGCCCAAGGCCGTCCTCGGTTTGCAGAAAGATCGGGTTCGGCGCATCGGCCGCGAGCTTGGTTTTGCCGACGCCGGCAACGCCATAGATCAAAAACCGTGGGGGACGCGTGTCCCCACCACGGCGGAGGGATGCAAGGGAGATGGCCATTACGCGGTCTCCTTCGCTTTGACGGCGTAGGACGCGGGCAGCGCGCCGACCTCTTCCAGCAGTAGCGCCAGTTGGGTGCGATTGCTCATGTGTGTCTCGTTGGAATGGGTGATGTCCGGCTCTGGCTTGCGTGACGACGGCCGGACGGGCGTCGCCATTTTCATGGGGATGGACGTCATGACAGCACCAGCAGTTCCGCGATCCAGCAGAACGCGATGAAACCGCCGGCAAAGACAGCGCCGATTGAGAGGTTGCGCAGCAAGTGGCCGAGGCGACGGAGCCGACGCATGGAACGGCGCGTCATGACTTCACCTGCGGTGGCGGCAGGCCGCGACCAATCAGTTCCAGCCAGACATGCAGCGGCACGACCACCAACGGTGCGGCACGGTCGCGCCATAGAAACAGTGCGTCGTGCGTGCCGAGCCAGCGTTCCAGCGTCTTGAAACCTTCGCCGTCACCGCGGGCTTTGACTTCGGCCACCAGCGGCGGTTCGGCAGCGCCGCGCGCATAGATGTCGATATCGGCGCCATTGCCGCGATAGTGCGTTGCACCAGATAGCGGGACACGCTCGGCTGCGATGCCGCTTTGCTTGTGGATCTCCACCAGCGCGCGTTCGCGCCGGAGGCCCTTGTCGCGAGAGGCTTTACCCATGGCGTACCTCACGCGGCCTGCGGCAGCGATGACGCCGCCTGCGGGGCGAGGCCCGGCAGGACCAAACGGGCGCTGCCCAGACGCGGCCTGGGGCGCGCAATGGCCAGATACAGGTAGTCATCCAGTCCAAGGCGCTGCTGGACAAGATGCAGCAAGTCCATCTCGGCCATGTGCAGCGTCAGGTTCTTCAGGCCACGCAGGCGGCGGCGCTCACTGTCGCCAAGCGGGCTCGCGGTCACGGATAGCTCAATCGCCAGATGCCCGCGCCAATAGGCGATGCGGTCACCGGGGCTTACCGCCAGGAACCAGGCGAGCATTTCGGGCTCCCCGATCTGCGGCCGAAGCGGGGAGGGTGCGCGGGTCAGCATCACTTCGCCCCCACCGCTTCAGGCTGATGGGCGACCTCATTTTCGAAGGCCTCCACATCCTCCAGCCGATAGACGACCCGCCCGCCGATCTTGAGGTAGCGCGGCCCCTGGTTGAGCCACCGCCAGCGCTCGAGCGTGCGCGGGCTTAGGTTCCAGCGCCGGGCGAGATGGACCTGGTTTAGGTGATTCGTAGGACTATTATTCATGGGAGTTTCGTCCTTTTTCCTGAGGCTTGGCGGTCCTGCCTCACCTTTTCCATGAAGGCGCAGACCCGATCTGCGGTCAGAAGGCTTGGTGATCGCCCCTTGCGTAAATGCCTGATAAAGTTCGGATCACCCACAGATTCTCGGCCAAAATCAGTGGCTTTCATCCGGGTGGATGCCAGGAAGTCTTCAACTTCCGTGATGAATTCGTCGCTGTATCGGCTCGTCATGAGGGATAGGATTGACAGCCCAACTTGCGCTGGTCAAATAAATAAAATAGGCTATTACCTATCAATGGCAGATCAAGGAGTTAGGCACCATGGACCTCGATCCAACGCGTCTCAGGGTCATGAAATTGATCCAGCAAAAGCGCACGGACCTGAAAAAAGCCTCGCTCGCGATCGGGCGAAACGCGGCCTATTTGCAGCAGTACCTCTATCGCGGGATTCCCAAGACGCTGCCTGAAGATGCGCGCGAAGCGCTCGCGGTGTTCCTTGGTGTGCCTGAAGAAAGTCTCCGTCCGGCCAGGACAGAATCTGCAGTGGAGCCTACTTTGCCGCAGGTGGTTGCGGCAGCGCCGGCAACCGCGATTGGTGGCGGCATGCCCGGATTCTCCCAGGTGCCGGAATTGGATGTCCGTGCCTCGGCCGGGCATGGCTCGTTTCACGAGGGTGATGAGGAAATCAAGGCAGTCTGGATGTTTCCCGATGCCGTAATTCGCCATGAATTGCGTGCACGATCTGCCAATCTCAGGATCATCACCATTGATGGGGATTCGATGGAACCGCTTTTGGCCTCAGGCGATCGGGTGCTGGTGGATACGTCGCAGCGCGTGCCGGCGCCGCCTGGCATTTTCGTGATCTGGGACGGGCTCGGGATTGTTGCCAAGCGCATCGAGCATATCCCGACCGCGGAGCCATCACGCATCGTGATCAAATCGGTCAATCCGCTCTACAATGATTATGAGCGCCCGACCGAGGAAGTGAACATCATTGGCCGCGTTATCTGGGCGGGGAAGAAGCTATGAGCATGCGCATGGTTGGAAAGTCGTTGTTGGTTGTCCTTGGCTTGCTAGCCGCTCCGGTCGCGCATGCGGATGGGGAAATGCAGCCAATTGGCCGTTTTGTCATTGACCGGACCGAGGTTTCGGTCGGCGCCTTTCGGCGCTTTGTCAGCGCGACCGGCATGGTCACCATGGCAGAACGCCAAGGCGGTGGTTCGGTGTTCGAGTCAGGCTGGGTGCGTAAGCCGGGCTGGACTTGGAGTACGCCTTTTGGCGAGCCAGCGGATGAACGCGAGCCTGCGGTACACATCACCTTCGACGAAGCGCAGGCCTATTGTCGCTGGGCTCGCAAGCGCCTGCCGACCGATGCGGAATGGCTGGAGGCCGCGCATACGGAGCGGCGGGCGTCGCCTCCGGCGCCGTTCCAGACCGGCGTGACCTATCCCTATCCCACCGGCGAACGCCCGACAGGGGCGAATTGTCTGCGTGATTGCGGCCCGACGCCCTTCGCCCTGGATCGCTCCGCACGGCTCAACCGAGGCATTGGTCCTGCACGCGTCGGCACCACTCAGGCTGGCGTGAATGGGCTCTACGACATGGGCGCGAATGCTTGGGAATGGGTGGATACCGCGCTTGGCAGCGAGCGCATCACGCGCGGTGGTTCCTGGTGGTACGGCGCATCGCAAATGCATCGTGACCACCGGGCCAGTAAGCCCCCGTCAACTGCTGTGGTCTATATTGGCTTTCGTTGTGCACAGGATCGAGGTTCCTGATCAGATGACATTGCTGTCCCGCCTTTCCCTGGCGCTGCTGGTTCTCGGCATTCCTGCGTCGCCCGCTCTGGCCAAGCGCATGGAGCCTATCCTGCTGCAGGGCGAGGCGCGCGCAGTTGATGGCGACACCCTGCAAGTGGGTGATACGCGGCTGCGCCTCCATGGCATTGACGCGCCGGAGCTTCGGCAGATCTGCGAAGACAGTGCCGGCGATGCCTGGGCTTGCGGACGTCGCGCCGCATCCGAATTGGCGGCGGCAGTCGCGGGTGGAGAAGTTCACTGCATCAGCCGCGAGCGTGATCGTTATCAGCGCCTTGTCGCGACGTGCTGGTCGCAGGGGCGTGATGTCGGGCAAGCACTTGTCGCGCATGGCTGGGCTGTAGCCTATCGGCGCTATTCGGTGGACTATGTCCGCGACGAGGATATCGCGCGCTACCTGACGCAAGGAATGTGGGCTGGGCGATTCGAGATGCCCTGGGAATGGCGGCAGGCGCGGCGGCGGCAGTAGTTTTTCTGTCTTTTTCGCTCTGACGCTTTCTTTATAGTCGTGCTTCCGCATACAGCAGAAACCTGTTTCATTGTCGGTAAAGATGCGTAGATAAGTTGGGCATGCCGCTCGACAACGCAAACATCTCGACCAATCCCCACCTCCCACCGCACCTCCGCGAGGTCTGCGACATCCTCGCCCGCGGCCTGCTGCGGCTGCGCAGTCGCGCTGCCCCGCCAGAAGCGCCGGCCCCGGTCGATAGCGGAGAAATTCGCCTACACTTCCAGGCCCCCCAGCGCCGTTATGCGAACCCAAAGAGAAAGGGAACCGCATGAAACGAACCGCACCAGCCGAGTCAGGCCCACCGCCGCTCATCATCCCCGCCATCCCGAAGCAGGACGTGCCAGCCCGGCTTGCCGCACTGTTCAACGCTGATATCCGGGAATTGAAGGAGCAATGGCGGAGCCTCTTTGGCGCCGAACCACCGCCCTATAACCGGCGCTTTCTGGAAAGCCGGTTGGCATATCGCATTCAGGAGTTGGCTTATGGTGGCTTGAAGCCCGAGACCATCGCGCGGCTGGAAGCGCTGGGCGAGCAGATTGACGGCGGCAACATCACCCTGCGTCGCATCCGGCAGGATCAGCGCCCGATCGCCGGCACAAGGCTGCTGCGCGAATATCAGGGCGTCGAGCATGTCGTGACTGTCACGCGCGATGGCTACGAATATCAGGGCCGGCCCTATCAATCGCTCTCCGCCATCGCACGCGCCATTACCGGCACGCGCTGGAATGGCTGGCTGTTCTTTGGCTTGCGAAAGGCCAGCGCATGACCCGCCGCGATGCCGCAAGCCCCGCGCCAATCCGCAAGCGCCGCTGCGCTGTCTATACACGCAAATCCACCGATGAGGGCCTGGAGAAGGAATTCAATTCGCTCGATGCGCAGCGCGAATCCTGCGAGGCCTATATCGCCAGCCAACGTTCCGAAGGCTGGGTGCTGGTGCATGACCGCTATGATGATGGCGGCGTTTCCGGCGGCACGCTGGAACGCCCGGCGCTGAAACGGCTCTTGGCCGATATCGAAGCTGGGCTCGTGGATGTGGTGGTGGTCTATAAGATTGATCGCCTGTCACGCTCGCTGATGGATTTTGCAAAGCTGGTGCAGATTTTCGACCAGAATGAGGTGACCTTCGTCTCCGTCACGCAGTCCTTCAATACCACCACGAGCATGGGGCGGCTGACGCTGAATATCCTGCTGTCCTTTGCACAATTTGAACGCGAGGTGATTGGCGAGCGTGTGCGGGACAAGATCGCGGCCTCCCGCGCGCGGGGCATGTGGATGGGTGGGCCGGTGCCGCTCGGCTACCGCGTCGAAAACCGCAAGCTGCTGGTGGAAGAAGCCGCCGCCACCACCGTGCGCCGCGTGTTTGAGGGCTTTGCCGACATCGGCTCGGCCACGCGCCTGCTGCCGATCCTGCGCGCCGAGGGGCTGCTCACCAAACACGGCCGCCCCTTCGACAAGGGCGCGGTCTACAAGCTGCTCGCCAACCGCGTGTATCTTGGGGAGGCCGTGCACAAGGAAAAATCCTATCCCGGCGAGCATGCCGCCATCATTTCGCGGACGCTTTGGAACCAGGTGCATGAGATCATGGCGAGCAACCCGCATATGCGGGCTGGGCTGGCGCGCAATCGGTCGCCTGCCCTGCTGCGCGGGTTGATCTTTGGCGCCGATGGCCGGGCGCTATCGCCGACGCACACGCGCAAGCAGGGACGCTTGTATCGCTACTATGTCAGCCAATCCGTGCTGAAGGGCGGCGCGGATGACGCGCCCTATCGCCGCCTGCCGGCAGGCGAGATTGAGGCGCTGGTGCTGGACCAGCTTCGCGCCCTGCTGCGCCAGCCAGAGGTGGTGGTGGGCACATGGCGCGCGGCGCAGGCCGAAGCGCCGGACCTTGCCGAGGACAACGTGCGCGACGCCCTGGCGCGGTTTGACCCGGTCTGGTCCGAGCTATTCCCCGCCGAGCAGGAACGCCTGATCCGGCTCCTGGTCCAGCGCGTGGTGGTGGGCGAGGCCGGGGCGCAAATCAGCCTGAACCTTGAAGGCCTCGCGAGCCTTGCGCGGGATCTTTCGCAACCGAAGAGGATTGCCGCATGAAGGGCGTAACCAGCGTGACGGTTTCGGTGCCGCTGACGATCCGCCGGCGCGGCGGACGGAAGCAGATCATCGGGCCGGATGGGGCGGTGGCGCGGCAGGGCGACGGCGGGGCCGGGGTTGTCCCGGTGAATGGCGACCCGGCACTGATAAAGGCGCTGGCGAGGGGCTTTCGCTGGCGGCGGATGCTGGAAGAGGGGCGGTATGCCTCAATCAGCGAAATGGCGAAGGCCGAAGGGGTCGAGCGCGGGTATGTTGGCTCGCTGCTGCGGCTCACGCTGCTGGCACCGCCAATGGTCGAGGCGATCCTGAACGGGCGGCAGCCAGAGGGGGTGACGCTGCCGGCGCTGCTGGATGGGATGCCGGTGGCGTGGGGGGAGCGTAGGGAAACGCCCTCGGACAGCGCCGAGGCAATGCAGCGCGCCTGGAAGTGCTGGGGGCTTGCCGATTAATGATTGAAGGCGCCTTTTTTGCATGTATTCTGCGGATTGCCACTGCCTTCAGGAATCGCGATCCGCTCCATGTCCTCACCGCAAGATATTGCCGAAATACTTTACGCCATTCTCCCGGAGGATGGATCAGCCATCGGCAATGCTTCTGCGTTGACCCAAATGCGCGTGCATTTGCCCGATCTGTCGGAGGAAAATTATGCGGCGGCGCGGGATGCGCTTGTCGCTTCCGGACGTGGTGTCAAAGGGCGCGGGCGCGGTGGATCGATTGCGCGGGCCGTCGATGATGATCTTGAAGATGAGGAATCGGCCAACGGCGATGAGGACGCTGAGGACGAGGACGAGGACAAATTCGCGCTGGAGCCCAAAGAAGAGCCAGCCGCACGGCCCCCAAAGTCTGCCAAGGGCAAGCGCAAGTCGTCTCGCTCGAATGGCCCGGTGCAGGTCGTGAGCTATCGCCACCACAACAAGCGTGCCAACAATCCTGAAGTCGGGATGGTTCATCCCGAGAACGATCCAGATCAGCCTAAGACGACCTACGCCTATGATCCACACATCGATCCGGCGCTGATGTTCGATACCGCGCGGGCGCGGATCGAGAAGGTGATCGACGACGCGCTTGCCTCTGGCGATGCAGGCACGATGAAGGAAGCGCTGCTCGAACTGAAACGCATGCAGGCGCCCTATCTCAATTGGACGGGCAAGGCCGAGCGGACCTCGTTCGAGATCGACACCGTGTCGCTGCATGTGCACGAACGCGTGGACCCGGCGACTATTCTGGCCAATGTACGCAAGCGCCTGAAAGGCGAAAAAGCGGGTGAGGTCTGGCGGCAGGCGGATCTGTTCGCGGCACCCTTCGAGAACCTGCCACTTCGCCAAGCAGTGGATTTCTATCGGCATGAGAAGGGCTGGTCGAACCGGCTGATCGCAGGCGACAGCCTTTTGGTCATGAATTCATTGCTGCAGAAGGAGTCCATGGCCGGCAAGGTGCAAATGATCTACATTGATCCGCCCTATGGCATCAAATACGGGTCAAATTTCCAGCCCTTCGTCGGCAAGCGCGACGTGAAGGACGGCACCGATGCCGACCTCACCCAAGAGCCCGAGATGATCAAGGCGTTCCGGGATACCTGGGAACTCGGCATTCATTCCTACCTTACGTACCTACGTGACCGGCTGATGCTGGTGAAGGAGCTTCTGCACGAAAGCGGTTCGGTTTTTTTACAGATTTCAGATGAGAATCTCCATTTCATAAGAAATCTTTGCGATGAGGTCTTTGGACCAGAGAACTTTATTTCTTTGATCACTTTCGTCAAAACCAGCGGCCAAACAAGCGAGCTGCTTTCAGGCGTGAGCGATTACCTGGTTTGGTATGCGAAGTCATCCAAGAGCGTGAAATATCGGCAGCCCTACGAAAGCAAAGCCACTGCTGTTGAAGGCAGCGGTGAATATGTATGGGTCAAGTCAGGCGACGGTAGAGAAAGGACCATGACGTCGGTCGAGCGACGTGATTATGGCGCAGCGGCGAGGGCGGGCAGAGTCTTTCGTCATGACTCGATGGTTTCACAAGGTTTTCGACAATTTACAACCGTTGTGGCTAATTATGTTGGGCAAGAGCACTTTCCTGGAAGCAATAATAATTGGAAAACAACGATAGATGGTATTCGGCGGTTGGGCATGGCAGATCGATTGGTCTCGTCTGGGCGCATTCTGAAGTATAAGCGCTTTGTCGATGATTTCCCGGTCATTCCCATTGGAAATAACTGGACTGATACCGCAACTGGAGGTTCATCGAGCGACCCACGTGTCTACGTCGTTCAGACAGTCACACGTGTCATCGAACGTTGTATATTGATGACCACGGACCCAGGCGACCTCGTGCTCGACCCAACCTGTGGCTCGGGCACCACGGCTTCTGTTGCCGAAAAATGGGGGCGGCGCTGGATCACTTGCGACACCTCGCGGGTGGCCGTGACGCTCGCCAAGCAACGGCTGATGACAGCTAGTTTCGACTATTACCGTCTTCGCTATCCGCATGAGGGGCTGAGGGGCGGCTTCGTTTATCAGACTGTACCTCACGTCACATTGAAATCGATCGCAAACAATGCTGGGCCTGACATCGAGACGATCTATGAAGCAAAGCATCCCGCAATTGCGTCCGCGTTAGCAACGCTCAACGCCGCCCTGAAAGGGCAAAAGCTTCGCTACCGCTCGCCTCAGGGTGGGCGCAAGGGCGAGTGGATAGATTTCTCAGCGTCCGGCAAGGCGCACAAGCTGGCCAATGGGGAAACCGCGCCCGCTGACGCGCTACTCGAATGGGAAGTACCGTTCGATCTGCCGGAAGAGTGGCCCCAAGCCGTAGCCGAGCCCTTCAAGGCCTTCCACAGCGCACGTCAGGCGATGCAGGCGGCGATGGATGCGTCCATCGAGGCCCATGCCGAGCAAGAGACGCTCTACGACAAGCCGGAGCCGGACGAAACGCGCCTGCGCATCACCGGGCCTTTCTCGGTTGAAGCCGTCCCAGCGCCGACCGTGCTCAGCCTCGATGACTCGACACCGCCGGTTGAGGCCGATTCGTCGGTTGCACGGTCCGGCGAGACATCGCGGCAGGCGCTCTGGCGTGGCGAACTCCTGAAAACCGGCATCCGCGGCAAGGGCAGCGCCATGCTCAAATTCACGGAGCTTGAGGCGATCCCCGGCTGCAGGCACCTTCATGCCTCTGGCTCCCTCGAAACCGGCGAACGCGCGGTCGTCAGCTTCGGGCCGGAACATGCGGCGCTTGAACAAAAGCAGGTGGAGCGCGCGATCCAAGAAGCGCAAACGCTGGTTCCGCGCCCGAAGATCGTCGTGTTCTGCGCCTTCACCTTCGATCCGGAGGCCGCCAAGGACATCGACGAATTGACCTGGCCCGGCGTCACGCTGCTCAAGGCCCAGATGAACACCGACCTTCTCACCGAGGATCTCAAGAAGGCGCGTTCATCGAACCAGAGCTTCTGGCTCATGGGCCAGCCGGATGTCGATTTACGGCGTGAGGGAGATAAATGGCGCGTAGAGGTCAATGGTTTCGACTATTTCGATCCACGCTCCGGCGAGCTGGTTTCGGGCGGCAAATCCAAAATCGCGATGTGGTCGCTTGATACCGACTATGACGGCCGCAGCCTGATGCCAAATCAGGTGTTCTTCCCCATGGCGGGCGCCAAGGAAGGCTGGAACCGCCTGCGCAAGACCATCCGGGCCGAACTTGACGAGGACCTGCTGGAGCAGTTCCACGGCACCGTATCGCTGCCGTTCAAGGCGGGCGAGAACCGACGCGTCGCCGTCAAGATCATCGATGATCGAGGGATCGAAAGCCTGAAGATCATGGGCCTAGAGTAAGGGGCATGGAGAAGCCGAAGTCCCTCATCATCAACTCGCCATTTGTAGTCCCGCACCAGCACTGGATCGAGGGCAAAGGCGGCGTGCTCGAGGTGAAGCCGGAACGTAGGCCTGCGAGCTACGAGGTATTCGACGCCCGGAACAACACGCGACGCGTCGAGGTGCTCGACCTCGTAAATACGATCCGCTCGCGCGTCGATGCATGGCGTGATGCGGGCTGGCCGGGCGTTACCATCGTGACGCGGCGCCTGCTTGAGCATTGGCATGACAAGACGGCGCGCGAATATCCCTTCTACTTCTGCCAGCTCGAAGCGATCGAGACACTGATCTGGTGGGTCGAGGGTGCCTCCGAGTTCAAGCAGGGCATCGTGGTTGCCGGCGATGGCGGCCTTTGGGAACGGCTCTGCAATAAAATGGCGACAGGCGCAGGCAAGACCACCGTGATGGCGATGATCATTACGTGGCAGGCCCTGAACGCCCTGACCTACCCCAAGCGCAGCAAGGACTTCAGCCGTGCGGTTTTCATCGTTGCGCCTGGCCTAACCGTAAAGGGACGGCTTCAGGTTCTGATCCCGACCGAGGGGAGCTATTACGATCAGTTCAATCTCTGCCCTTCCGAAGCCTTTCGCCAGAAGCTCAACCAGGCCGAGGTTCTGATCGAGAATTGGCACACACTGATGCCAGCAGCGCAGCCGAAGCGTTCTGTCGTCAAGAAGGGCGCCGAGTCCGACGAAGCGTTCACGCGCCGTGTCCTCGGGAAGCTAGCGAAGCATCGCGATATCATCGTCATCAACGACGAGGCGCATCATGCCTATCGCAAGCCGGCCGAATTGAAGATCAGCAAGAAGGCAGCGGCAGATCAAGGCATTGATCTCGATGAGGCGACGCGATGGATCGAAGGGCTCGATCGTCTGCACAAGACCCGGCGCATCCAGCGTTGCTTCGATCTTTCGGCGACGCCGTTTGCGCCAACTGGCAAGGCGAGTACAGACACAGCGTTGTTCGACTGGATCATTTCCGATTTTGGACTGAATGACGCGATCGAAAGTGGACTCGTCAAAACACCCCGCGTGGTCGTCCGCGATGACGCGCTGCCGGACGCGAGGACGCTGCGACCCAAGCTCTACCACATCTATCGGGACCCTTCGGTTTCAGAGGATCTGAACCGCAAGGCTGAGCCGCACGACCCACTGCCGAAGCTCGTGCAGGACGCCTACACGCTGCTCGGCGCGGATTGGCGGAAGGCGCTGGCTGATTGGGCCGGTCATCATTCGCCGCCGGTGATGCTGACAGTTTGCAACCGAACCGAGACCGCAGCGCGCATCGAGCGCTACTTTAACGCCGGCGACGCCCATTGGCCGGAACTGCGCGCGCCGGAGCGGACGTTGCGGGTGGATTCAAAGGTGCTGGAGAAGGCTGAGAAAGGCGAACAGGCGGCGTCCGACAAGGGATATGAGGATCGCCTGAAGGCGATAGTGGATGCCGCCAACATCCCGGCCACCCGAAAAGAACGCCTGAAAGAGTTGAAGAAGGAAGAACTGCTTCGCGAGATCGTTGACAATGTCGGCAAGCGGGGTGGAGCTGGCCAGGATCTGCAGAACGTCATCTCTGTCGCGATGCTATCGGAAGGCTGGGACGCCAAGAACGTCACCCACATCATGGGGCTGCGGGCCTTCACGTCCCAGCTCTTGTGCGAGCAGGTGATCGGCCGCGGGTTGCGCCGTGTCACTTACGACAAGGATGAAAATGGGCTGTTCCGACCTGAATACGTGAACGTCTTCGGCGTACCGCTTTCGATCTACGAACCTGCAGACGGTGGTGAGGCTCCACCTCCGCCGAAGCCTTCAACGCAGATTGATATCGTTCCGGAACGCGCAGGCCTTGAGCTGCGATGGCCGAACATCCTGCGGATCGAACAGGTGGTGAAGCCTGTCCTTGCTGTCGACTGGTCCAAGGTCGAGACGCTGACACTCGATCCCGCAGCGACAGCAATCACGGCGGAGTTAGCCCCGGCACTCGGCGGCGCAACTGACATGAGCAAGGTCACCCAGATCGATCTCGCGGCCCTGCCTGAGGGCTTTCGGCTTCAACGGCTCATTTTTGTCGCGGCGCGCAAGGCCTTCTCGGTATTGCACGGTAGTTTTCAGGGAACCGAAGAGTACCTGCTGGCTCAACTTGTCCGGCTGGTCGAGGAGTTTCTCGCCTCGAACAAGATCGATATTCCGTCGCTGTTCCATAGCGATCCCTTGCGGCGCCGGATTCTGATTGCCCTCAACATTGATGTGGTGGTCACGCATCTTTTGCGCTTTGTGACCGAGCAGAATACGACGAAACTCGAGCCGGTGTTCGATGAGGAGCGCCCCATTGGTTCGACTTCAGATATGCGTGTTTGGTACACCACCAAGCCGAATATCCCGACGCAGAAGTCCCACATCAGCCATGTCGTCGGGGATTCATCCTGGGAAGGTCACGCTGCAAACATTTTTGAGACGCGCTCGGAAGTTGTCGCTTATGCCAAGAACGACCACCTAGGCTTCCACATCAGCTATCTCTGGCAAGGGTCGCGGCGACGGTATGTCCCGGACTTCATAGTTCGACTGCAGAACGGTCTCATACTGGCGCTGGAGATAAAAGGCGAAGACACACTTCAGGATCGAGCAAAGCGTTCAGCGCTGTCAGAATGGACACAAGCCGTGAATGGGCATGCCGGATTTGGATTGTGGGCATGCGATGTGGCTTTCAAGCCCGCAGAGATAATGGACATTGTGTTGAAGCATGCGAAGGAGGCGGCTCCGAGCCACCCTAAGCCTCCAGCGAACTCACCGGGAATTGTGCGAGGGCCCACCTCCTGAGGGGCTGGAGGGATGACGAGCAAGGCGACGAACAAGGGCTTACAGGAGGCTCGGGGCTTGGCTGCGGGAATACTGCGGGAGCAGGATACGCAGCCCCCCGAGGCGGTAGGCCCCCGTACTGTCTGTCGTAGCCAAGATCGACTGCGCAGGCCAAGTCAGGAGGTCAGGAGAGAAACGGCCTCTGGAGAGCGATTTTCCGCCCCCAGTTCCATTCCCCCCGGCATCTATTTCACCAACTCATGCTGCGCCGCAGCATACCAAAACTCTTTCAGATCAATACGTTAAACCTTGTTGGAAAAATCGGCCAACCCTCAAGCTTTGGAGAGAATCCCCCGATTCGGAGAGAAAAAGCCCGACCATTACGCCGCCGCACCATCAAGGTTTCAGGCGAAAAGCCCGCAAAACCACGGGAATTTCAAAGCCCACTCAGGGCTGAGAGCAAGTTTGCGTAAGGGGAGGTGGCGTAGCGATGGGAACCGGGGAACGAAATTCTCTGGTGTTCGTGAGATGTGTCTCGCCGGCTAGGTCACCTTCCGCCAAAGGCTAGCCACCTCTCGGCCATGGCGAACGAGGTTGGCTCGCCATGGCTTGAACCCTCGTACCTCAGGTCGCCACGGTACGCGTCGCGCGCGCGCGTCGTGCGCGACGCCGGGATTACTCTGGGCTGAGCGGCACGCCTTGGCGATGCAGGCATCTATGGTGAGGGGAAAACCTCGGAACCCCTCGGCCGCAACGGCCTCGCACAGCCGGTT